ACTTCCTTCCATTCACCGGGCGCAATGGGATCGTTTGCACCGACAATGCGAACACCCTTTGCCTTGAAGCCACCTTGAAGGTTGGCAAACTGGCCAGCATCGACAAGGCTACGCATTGCAGCCGTTGCCGTCATGGTCAGGTTGCCGAGAAAGTGAATAAGACCCAAGCCATAGAATCCGAAGCCCGGCACGAACTTGTAGTGCGTGAAGTAGACCTTCTTTTCCTTTCGCTTGTCATCCTTAGCATAGTTTCGGCGAATGGACAGGACCTTTCGGCTTTCCTCTTCTACCGTCACGATGTACGGAACAGGCATCTTGTCGAAGGGAAGCTCCAGATAGCAATGCTGCTCATACAGCGTGTACTGTGGATCGTTGTCCATGCTGGCTGGTGCCATTCCCATGATCGAGTTGATCTTCTGGCTGATGCCCGACTGCTTTGGAATCGTTGCGTCGGAAAGGGACACATCCCTGTACAGGCCGGACATGATTGCCCGCTGCATCTCTACTGGGCTGTAATAGATGATGTGGGTATACCTGCTTGCACGACGAAGGTCGGTGGCATAGTACGACACATAGAACTGATCGATTGGAACGAACTCCGATACCGGACGATTCAGTGACTCATCGAAATAGATCTTCTTGAATGCAGAACCAATGAGAGGAAGATGGAATAGCATACGTTCCATTTCATCGAAGTATTCCGGCATAAGTTCAGTCACTTGGTAATTCATGAACTGCTTGATGCGATTGGCCTGCCGTTCCTTCTGGTCCGTGAATGTCCCGAGAATCTGGGTACGAATTGGACCAGAAGGAGGAAACAGTTCTTGAGTGGCCTTCGACTGGAATTTGACTGCCGATTCAATGAGGACTGGATGGACTGCCGTGCAGGCACCTTCAAATGGCTCCGATGTCTCGTTGAGCTTCAAGCCCAGCAGATCAAAGCCCTTCTCGAACATGCTCTCCCAATCGGCACGGGACTGCTTGTCTGCCTCAAGATTATCGAAGACAGTATTGGCGATATCGCTCAGGACGCTTTCGTCCAGTTCATCACAAAGGTTGCGATAGAAATCCTCATCATCATCCTCTTCCACCTTACCTTCATCTTCCATAGACGCGACTAGCGTCGCTGTATCATCGCCACCATTGGAAGAAAACTCGACGGTTACCTCTCCACTTACAGGATCGATTTCAATGGAAGTCTCGTTGCCAGCAAGATCAGTCTGCTCGACTTCGATCTCCGGCTCTTCCTTTTCAATTGGATCAAATGGATTGCGTTCTACATGTGGCATGATTCTATTTACCCATTCTTTAAGCGGCGCTAGTCGCGCCCACGTTTTCTACTGGTTGAATATGGATTCCTGCTGACCAACGAACCACCGGTTTCCTTTTTTACAGCGCCCTTCCTAATTGGCTTCTTTGAATATCCGACAATGAACTCCGGAGGAATTGGTGCATCGAAACTGAGTTCCGTTAGTGCGTAGTATGGCTGGTTGTTCTTGAAGTCATAAGGTTGAAAGGACTCTCGTGCTTGAGGTGAAAACAGTTTCTCGACACTCATCTTGCTTGTCTGGTTTGGTGAAAGATACCTTTCAAGAAAGTCCTTTGGAATCTCTAGATGAAGGACGGCTCGATTCTCTTCCGGATTATGTCTTGCCTTTGCTCCAGCTTTCCTGAAAGTCTTTTCTCCTCCAGTCATGGACGCATATCCAAAACCAGTATCCACATCCGGAGTTACAAATGTCTTTCCACGATCATCAGGCATCAAGCCCTTTTGAAAGATGCTCGGCAGCTTGCTTTCATCGGCACCATGATACAGTGTAACAGTCCCCTTTTCATCCAGTTCGTCCTGCCACCAGTTCTGCTTTGGTTGTGGATATTCCAGCTTCTTTGGAATTACATCCAGTCCTTCTTCGACTTGTGTGGCAATCCTCTTGCCTTCTTGCTGGAGAACTTTTGCAGCAGTCTCGTCATAGACGCGACTAGCGTCGCTTCCTTCCTTCAGCAGGACATTTTCCACTGCGTCTTCCAAAGACTTCAGACCAGTCCTTGACCCAGCCTTACCAGCAGCTTGTTTCGGAATAGCCCTTACGACCATTCCCAAAATATCTGACAATGCACTCATTTCAAATTACTTGAAGAAGAATACCATCAAACACGCCAGTACGCAACGCGCTTAGTCTTTCGACTGTTCAACTCGTCTTCCCAGTTACGATCTTCCGGATGCAGAAGACGCCAGCTTTCCTTCACATAATGGACAGCCATTACACATGCATCGACTTGGTCATCATGCTGAGCATATGGAAATGCAAGCAACTCGTCGGACAAGTCAATCGACCATACGCGATCCTTTGGTAACCACACGCGACCAGCTTCAAACATTGGAGACGCAGAATATACTCTTGATTGCTTGTCCTTGTCTGGCGTGTATTCCAATACCGGCAGTCCGGACTTACGCATGTCTTGGATCAATGACTGACCACTTGCCTTCTTTTCAACGATGCAGACATCCGGCCTATGCTTCCTGTATTCACTAGCAGCCATCCTCCGAAGATCTGGATACTCAAATCGTCCCTTCACGTTGCCCAGAAGAATCAGGTTGGTGACAACCTTCTCCACTCCACTCAACTCGCTCGTGTCCAATGAATTGAAGATTCCCCAAGTCTGGATGACGCTGTTGTCTGCCGTCGTTTTTGTCGAGAATGCCGTGTCGTAGGTCTGGATGATGAAATCGCATCGTGGCGGTTCCGGTGCCTCCCACCAGTTGAGCCATGACTTCTTGATGATCCCACCCTCATCCGGAGTGGGATTCTGCATGTACAGACTTTCCCAGTACCTGCTGCCGTTGGTTGCACGGATCTCCTCTTCGTCAAGTTCCAAAACTTCCTTTGGCTTCCATTCCGGAAAGTAGCTTGAACCCTCCGGAAGATCCAAAAGCTTCGCGGAGTGACGATCCAGCCATGCAGGAATCTTGATGACGTTCCATCTCTTCGAGAACGGGATGTCCATCTTCTCTTCCTGCCGAAGAAGCCAGCCACAGAGATCGTCGTGATGGTAGCGGGTGTTGATGATGATAGATCGCACCATTGGGCATCAAGCGGGTACGCAAGCCCGAAGGCCACCACTCCTTGATATACTTCCTGCCAGCAGGAGAAATGGCATCTTCTTCCGACATGGCATCGTCCAATATGGCGATGTGGGCACCACGACCAGCAATCTGGCTACGGACACCAGCAGCATAATATGAACCATTCTTGTTGGTCATCCACTTGCCGGATGCCCTTACGTCCTGCCTCAGTTCAACTCCGGTGAAGACAGAACCAAACTCTGCATCCCCTACGATGTCTCGAACTGATCGACCAAAGTCGCTTGCCAACTGGTCCGAGTGGCTGATGGTCATGATCTCGTGCTTCGGGTTCCTGCCAATGTACCATGCAGGGAAAAGCTTCGAGCAGATGACCGACTTGCTGGAGCGGGGTGGCAGGAAGACCATCAGTCTCTTTGTCTTTCCATCGACCACATTCTGCAACTCGTTGGCAATTACTTCAATGTGCCTGCCCATCTTGAAGCCATCGACAACCTTCGGAGCCATCTTCCGGATGAACACAATGAACTTGCGATGGGCCTCTTTATCGACCAGTTGGCGCAGGGACGCCGAAAGGGACCCGTAGGCCATGACTACCGCAGCTCGATCCTCTTCGCCTTCCGGAAGGCCATTCTCGGAATCCTCAGAAGCCCTCCTCAAGGCCTCCTCCCTTTCCAACTGCTCCCTACGGAGGCGCTCCTCCTCCTTTTGGGCCTGCAACTGCCTTCGTTCCTGCTGCCTCTTGATCTTGTTGGCATCACGGGCAGCGCGAGCCTTCCGCATGTTCTCCCGAAGTTTTGCCCGCTTGCGCTCTCTACGTAGTTCTTCCGAGTCCTCTACATTGGAAGACAGAGCAGGATCATCATTCAAGATGCGACTAGTATCGCTTAAAGTCTTTTTCTCTTCGTCCATTTTAACCTTTCAGTTCCCTTTACAAGAAAATTTTATCATAGGACCCTTTACAAAGACAAGAAATTATGGTACACTATCGTCCTCAGCCGGTGGCTATAGTATCCTTAGAGATACTTTACTAAGTAAACTATAAGAGATATATCTTTAAAGATACATCTTCTTGAAGATATATCCATATAGCCACTACTAAAGAGATATCTACTTAGACCCTCAATAGACTCCCCGTTAACAGCCCCTTGAAATATTTTGTAATATAGATACCCACCCATCTCAAGAAAAAACCAAAGGGGGGTCTTTCGGGACCACAGTTTAGAGACCTCTAGTTTTTGGTCGATATGGGAGGGTGGCATATCAATATTTTGCGAAGCCGCCGCGTTTTCGGGGTGGGGTCTCGCGCGGATCGCCTGCGACCT